AATAGCATGCCATTTACTGTCATGTAACTGTTCCACATGCGCAGAGTTTTCAATGGATTTGTGCTGTATTGTAGACTATCATGTGCCCACATTAGATCCACACTAACAGGAAATAGATTTTCTTTGTCATATGAGTCGCATATTTTGTTTATGTTCTTTAGAACGGGAACTTGAGATATTTTACCAGGGTCTTTATCTATCGCAAATACATTGAAGTTATAAGGCTCAGGCGGATCATTATAATTTTCTAATGTAGCCCACCAGTAGGCATCTTCACCGGTGCCACAACCCATGTCAGCGACTGTGCGAATGCTTTCAAGAAAGGTATCATACTGCTGAATAGTTTCTAATATGTGTGTTGCATGTCTATTATCCAATTGATGCGTCCTCCATACCTGCTGTTCTTAAGCGTGTAACATGTCCAAGCATGAAGTTTTTGCTTTCAAGACCTTTCATGATACCCAACCATTTGTTACGCAGTAGGGCTACTTCATTGATAATAGTTTCAAAATCAATAACTTCGTCCTCGCCATCCACATATTTTTCAGCATCACGTGATGTCAAAGCACGAGCGTAGCCTTCAAGATACTTTTGGAAGTGTTTCTTGCGTATTTTTCTTAATTGAATGTTGAGGTAATTGAGGACAGCTTCAATCTCTTGTAGTTGATTGAAACGTCGTTCTGTAATTCCGGGCAGACCAGCAAGATTCTTTTCTATGTTACCATAGACTCCGACTTCCTTTCGTGCGTCATCTAGTTCTTTTTCATAGTGTTCGATGAATTCAGGAATACTCCCCAAACTAGCTACTACTCTACTATACCACATCTTTAAACTCCTCTAACCACGGGAAGGTAGTCTTCCAATTGGTATTTCTTCTACGATCTATTTCGTCCAGATATATTATGAGATCTTTGATCTCTTGTGTATTTCCTTTGTTGGACGAAATTTTGTTAAATATTCCACTCATATATTTTTTTGTTTCTTTTTCCTGATTAGTATTATCATCTAATAATGCCAGTATGTTTTTAAAATCTTCTGCAAAAAAATCTGGTCCAAATATGTCAGGTTTCAAATAGGACGGACCTGGAACTAATTCGCTAAAATAATATCCCACTGGCCTTTTTGATTTCCATATTTTTAATTTTTTCAACAAGTCGGGGATAGTTTTTATAGCCAATGCGCTAATAGTTTGATTAATGTTTAACACTATCCATTTTTGGTCTAATAGATAATTAAAATTACTTTCCCAAGAAGACAAATCTAATCCATATCGAATATATTCCTGTTCTGGTCCCCAGCAATCTATACTACAAATTATATCTAATCTCCGTATTTTCTTTTGAGATACTAATAGTTTAATTTTTTCTATATAGGAAATTAATTTGTCTTGGCTTATACCTAAATTTGTTATTATGCTAAATTCTAAATTAGGATTAGAATGTGTAGATAAGAAATCTAATAATAGATCAAATTCTTTTTGATAAAATGGCTCTCCGCCCAATACTTGCAGTCTTTTCAATGACTGTGAATTTTTTTCCAACCATGTAATAAATTTTTCTGTAAGTAAATCTTTATTACTAGTTTCTTCAATTATTTGCAGATTACTGAATCTAGTTTTATAATCTTTCTTTTCTATAAAATCTTCAAACTTTTTATTCTCATGATTTAGCCTTGAACTATGCACACCATAACAATAAATACATCCAAAATTACAAGTGTTATTAAGATAAACTTCTAGGATTTTTGGTGTTACCTGTATAGCAGTCGGATCAGTTTCGAGTTCCAGAGGTGATAGATCTGGGATAGTCTTTTGAAAGATCCTATCACTAGACCCGCCAGCTGCCTCGATTTTTTGACAGTATTCACACCCACCAGTTGGCCATTGCCCGTCTAGCATAAGTTTACGAGCATTTAACTTTTCCGGAGTATTATGGAAGCTATCAAAATTTTCCGATGTTATTTTTGAAAAACTTGCCCGATGACAGGACGCAGTCTCTCCAGAATATAGCCATATCGTGCTCCAAGTCCATTTGAGTTGACAAGCAATACCTTGTGTAATAGGAAAATATTTTTTTTCCTTACCACTCATTAATAATCATCACCTTCATCGTCATCGTAGTCAGCTTCTTCCGTTTCTTCTTCGCCTAGATATTCTGTTAAAGCACGTTTAAGATAACTGTCGGTTCCACCAAATGCTTTTAGTTCACGTTCGGTGATATTCTGATCAGCTACTACACTGATCACATGGTCAGCGGCTGCCTGGCGATCTTTGGGTGCGATATACTCTTTACAGGTCATCCAAATTTCACTAAGTGCATCTAATTCAACGTTCATTCTGCGATCTCCTCAGACATTTCTGGTGCTTCTGGTGCTGGGCCATTGTCTAATAGTTTAGCATTAGCTGAGATCTCTTTCATCACGATGTCTAAACAACCTTCTTCATTTGATTCCCAGGCTTTACGGAACTGCTTGATCTCTTTACCATCAGCAGTAACGAATGCCAGACGATTACCATCTTTCTTCAGCAGTCCTTTTGCTTCCATCATATCAGTTAGGCCACTGTAGGGATTCATACCAGTTTCATACGGAATCTTGATCTGCACTGATTCAAAAGGTTTAGCATATCTAGTCTTCATGATCTTACATGCAGCACGGATACCTTTAACTTCTGAGATCTTGTTGCCATCTTCGTCTTCTTTAAGTTTTAGTTTACGCATAGCAACAACGATTGAACTTGCGTAGATAAAGCCTTGACCACCTGAAATCTTATCATCTGGATCAAACATGTCCTGACTTGCATACGTATGGTTAGTTGCTACCAATCCAACATTATGGCTACCAAACATATTTACACAATTACGCACAAGTGCTGTAAGTGCTTTAGGCTTACGACCCATATCACCTTTTAAATCGCCTGCTTCAAATTGATTGATATCAGTTGGTGTTAGTAACATGCCTAGACTGTCAATAACGAATAATACTTTTGGACAATCTTCTTTTGGTAATGTTTTATACTCTTTCATAAATTCATGTATGGTTTTAGCCACATCATCAATCATAGCTAGGTTAAGTTTTAGTAACTTATCTTCTGATGTGTCTACACCTAGATCATGTAACCATTTTTCATCCAGAGCGTTTTCTGTGTCAACTAAGATAACATAGATACCATCTTTCTGTGCGTTACGGATTAAATTACCACTACAGATAAAACTTTTACCTGCGCCAGATTCACCTGCAAACACTGTAACCTTGCCTAGCGGAACACCTCTGTGGAAGTCACCGCTGATAAGATAGTTCAGGGTGTAGTTGCCTGTTGAAATCCAATCTGTAGGATCGTTAAATCCTGTGCTAAGTCCATCTATAGACTTAGTAATTGATTTTCTAAATTTTGATATATCGAATGGTTTTGCCATAATTACTCCTTGATTAATATATTATCTATATGCCTATAATTGTTAATTTTACTTATCGCGTCTTCCAAATTGTCTACAATTCCCAACGGGATCTTTCCGTGCCCTAATGTCTTATTATACGGGTTTATGCCATGACTTTGCAACCACTCAATGTATCCAGGACGAGAAAATGCATTATATTCGAAAAATGATATCGATGCTTCACCTGTATAATGATGTTGGTTTGTAAATGCCGCATAGTCTATAGGTAGATTATCCTCATATAAGTCAATAAATTCTTTGCCTAATTCTGCGTAATGTAAAAACAATGTGCCTGGGGCAGAGTTAAATTCAAAAAAATCATAGTCACTAGAAATTATTTCTTGACGTCTAAGATTTTCTTTGTTAAATTTTATATCTAGTCCAGTCGGATGATCTAATTGTTCTTCTACCTTATGCACAAAAAGATTTAGATATCGTATTGCCGTTTTTAATTCTTGGTTAGCAATAGTAAACAATCTGGTTGGGTTTTCCCAAGTTCCAGATAATTGTTCAAATTTATTGTGTAGATAATTAAAATATTCTTGTGGTTGTTGTTTGATGTTTGGTCTGATTTCAATAAAATTCTCGATATATCGATTGATAATCTCACAAGAATTTATCAATAGATCACGAGATTCATCTAGTGTGTATTGCGGACTAAATGATTCAACTTGATTTATTGTGGAATTAGACAAACACCAACGTAATTCCTCTACCCATCGTTGAGTAAAAGAATTATCGTATAGTGTTATGTCAAAAGACGCTTCTTGCGAAGCACCTAATAACACGGTTAGCTTCATATTATGAAGTCTTCTGACGATTCCTAATCATCGCAAGGATGTCTTCAGCTCTGGCTGCGCCACCTGCTGGAGGTGTTGCAACTGGTGCTATAGGAGCTGCTGGTGCAGCTTCTGCCACTGGTGCTGGTGTCGCTACCGCAGCCGGAGCTTCAAACTCTTCATCAGCTGGCGCTGGTGCAGCCGCTGGTGCTGATGCGGCCTCAGCTGTAACGATTGTTACGCCTCTTGGTTTGTAGTAGTTACCCCAACGATCTGCGTCATATGCTTGACCATCTACTGATGCTTCAAACATTTCTTTCATGACTTTTAATTCAACTTCGCTTGGTTTCTTAGGTAAGAAATCTTTCAAGTTGTATAAGCCATGAGTTTCAATTGCCGCAGCTTCTTCTGCTGTTAGTGCAGATTCTTTGCGTGACCATTTACTAGTTGAATAATCAGCATA